TTTCGGTAATAGTGAGATTTTTATAGACGACAGAACGAAAATGATCGCTAATCCAGCTTTCCGGCAAAAAATCCCGCTTATTGAAACAGGTTGCGAGAAAATGGCGGACTATATCGAAGAGTTAAAACTAAAGGGCTATGAGGAGGTCACAAGATAATGGATGTTTTTGCAGTAATGATTTTCGTGTCGTTTATGTCGCTAATTGCAGGATATTGGCTGAAAGGAAGTGGTAAACGTGGTTGAGAATCCGATGGTTGTTGATGGTCTTTGGGACGATGATTTTAGACATTAAAAAAGCACGCATAGCAGTGCGCGCTTTAAGGATTTGAGATATTACCTTAACAGAATTATACCTCGAATCTATTAAAAAATCAATGGAGGTAACATATATGAAAATCGTATTTAAACAACTTACTTTAGAAAATTTCAAGAATCATAAAAATTTAGTAGTGGACTATGAACAAGTAACACAAATTAGTGGCAAAAATGGTTTCGGTAAAACAAGCATCGGCGAAGCAGTAACATGGCTACTCTATGGTACGGATTTGTTAGGAACAAAGATTGAGCCACAACCGCTCGGAACAGAAGAAGAAGTGCATGTTTCGCTATTAATTAACGCAGATGGAAAAGATTTGTTACTAACTAAAAAGCAAAAGAAAACGGCTAAATATGCAATTAATGAAGTTCCTCGAAAAGCAACTGAATTCGCTGATATGATTGACTCTTTATTTGAAAAAAATCTATTTTACTCACTATATAGTCCCGGTTATTTCTTTTCTCAACATTGGCAGACACAGCGAGAGCAATTACTTTCTTATGTGACCGAACCAGGTGAAAAAGAAGTTTTAGAAGAAATGAACGAGATTGATAGAACACTTCTTTCTACAGAGCTTAATAAGCATCTTTTAGACGATTTAGAAGCAGTGAATAGAGAAACATTCAAAAACTCTGATAAACAGTATGAGCGTGCTTCTGAACGAGTATTGACACTTAAAGAACAACTGTCAAATGCTAGCGAAGTAAACATGGATATCAAAGAGATTACAGAGCAAAAGGATGCTTTAATCGCAGAAAGAACTGCAATTGAATTAAAAGAAGATAAAAATGTGCAATTACGAAATGATTATGCAGATGCAGAACAAAAAATAAATGCGCTAAAAGAAAGGATTCTTAGAAAAAGAGAAGAAGCATTAAATGTTCGAGAACAAAAAATAGAAGAAAACTGTGAATATTGTGGACAAACTTTACAAGGTGATTCCATCGAACATGCAATTCAATATCGAAAAGAACATTATAACAGACTTGTAACAGCAGGAAAAATAATGGTTGAAGAATTAGAAGCATCAAAAGCGCGTTTAGCTAAACTAGAAAATCCAGAAAAAAACTTTGATCGTGTTAAATATAAAGAAATTGACGAAAAAATACTAGAATTGAGTGGTTATATTCAATCAGTCGGTCAAACTGAAAAGTTACACAAACAAATTGCTGATGCAGAACTTGAACAACAGCGCATTAGAAAACAACGCAATAAATCACAATCAATTGTTGAGGCTATAAAACGATTTAAAGCTAAAAGAAGTGATTTGATGGTTGGAAAAGTGAATGGATTGTTCGAAAACATCACGATTAAGTTATATGAAGTGCTAAAAAATGGTACAGAAAAGCCAACATTCGAAGTGGAGTGGCAACAAAAGCCTTATAGCAAATTATCTACTGCTGAAAAAATTATCGCAGGCATCGAGTTTGCGAATGCTTTAAGCCTAAAAGCTGAAACAATTATTCCTCTTTTTGCAGATAATGCAGAATCTGTTATCGAATTACCAAAACCAACAGGACAATTAATTACAGCAACTGTTAAGAAAACAAAATTCACGGTAAAAGGAGTTTCTGAAAATGAATAATGAATTAATTGACGCACAGAATAGTTATGAGGTAGCTAATTTTGATGAAGAAAAATTAAGAACAATGCAACAAACTATTGCTAAAAACTCAACACCGCAAGAGTTCGAACTATTTGTTCAAGTATGTAAAAACAGCGGGTTAAATCCGTTTTTGAATCATGTCTATTTCATCAAATATGGTAATCAAATGAATATACAGATTTCGGTAGAAGGCGTGGAGTATCTTGCAAGACGTTCAGAAGGATACAGAGGCATTGATGTTCAATTAGTGCATGAGAAAGACGAAATTAGATTCGGAAGAAATGAACAAGGTGTAATGACTGTAACGAAACATGAATTTGGCTTTCCTCGCGGTAAAGTTACAGGCGGTTACGCAATTGCTCGTAAAGAGAATTTTCCGGATTTTGTAGTTGTGATGGATGTAGAGGAAGTCGAACACATGAAGAATGGTACTAATAAAAATATGTGGTCCAAATATTTTAACGATATGTTCAAAAAACATTTAATTAAACGCGCTGCAAAAACACAATTTGGAATTGAAATTGGAGAAGATGAAATGCTTCCAAGCAACGGAATTGAAAACGAGCAAGAATACAATCCGGGTCAACGCAAGGATATTACGCCAGCACAAAAAACAATAGAAACAGACGAAGAAAACACTGTGACAGAAGAAGACGCGAAAGCAACACAATGGGAAATAATCAAAGAAAAACTAGAAACTTACAACTTAAAAAGAACTTATTTAAGTGATCTAATTGATTCCAAATTTAACGTCAAACCAGACGAGCTAAGCGCACAGAATTTAGTTGCTCTTACGAAGATAATTGACTTGGAACAAAAAGATTTAAGTAAAGGCGTTCAACCGCAAGAAGCAGATTTATTTGATTTAGAGTTACAGGAATAGAAGTGTAAAAACAAGTTAATTAGTAGGAGGCAATTTTATGTCACATGGGTGGGTTAAATTGCATAGAGATTTGAAAGAAAAACCAATATGGAGAAGCTCCACACCCGAGCAAAAAACCATCCTTGTGACTTTGTTAATGATGGCAAATCACAAGGAAAACGAGTGGGAGTGGATGGGGAAACCTTTCAAAGCAAAACCAGGTGAATTCGTCACAAGTATTAAGTCAATTACAGCGGAGTGTGGCAAAGGTATCTCTTCGCAAAATGTCAGGACGGCGCTAAAAAGATTTGAAAATTACGGATTTCTAACAAAGAAATCAACAAAGGTAAACACCCTTATAAACATAGTGAACTGGGGCGTTTATCAAGAGTCAGAAAATAAACCTAACACACTTGCTAACAATCAGCTAACAAACGACTCACAAACAGCTAACAAACAGCTAACAACTAACAAGAATGTAAGAACTAAAGAATGTAAGAATAACAACAACAACAGCGATTTAAATTTCAAGGATTTTTGGGAACAAAACGGATTCGGAATGATGCTTCCAGTTGAACTAGAAAAACTGCTTGCTTGGGTAGATGATTTTGCAGGTAATCGAGAAATTGTCATGAAGGCTTTAGAAGTTACATCAGAACAAGGAGCAAACAAACGAAATTACGCTTACGTTAATAAAATTCTCAAGAACTGGGAAAGCAGAGGATTTAAAACAATAGTTGATGTTGATGCAGTGGAAAAACAACGACAGATAGAGCTAGAGCAAAGATATAACAAGCCGTTCAACAAATACAACAAGCCAGTTAAACAAGAAATATTGCCAGAGTGGTTCGACAAAGACCAGCAAGAAGCGCCTAAAAAGCCAGAGATGTCGGAAGAAGAAAAAGAAGCGATGGAAAGGCAAGTGGCGGAAATTAAAGCACAGTTAGCGGCTAGGAAGGAGTAAAAAATGGCAGTTAGTTATCAAGCTACAATCAAAAACCCGTTTGATTCATTAGAAGGAATTCGAATTGCTAGACAAAGTATAGTATCAAGACTCGAAAATCTCAATGTAGAAGACAGCTCAGATAGTATTGCAATAGATTATTATGAGCAAGAATTATTTGCGCTTGACATGTTCGCGGGAGATTTTGTGTTTAAGCATTAAGAGTTGATTAGAAAGGATGTTTCTCTTGGGAAAATATTACTGGCACGTGTCAAGGCTTGGCGGAAAGCCGTCGGAAATTCGACACTATAATCACATTACAAAAATGTATAGATTTATTTTGCGAAATCCGGCAATGTTCAAAGACAAAACTTTAACGATTTATGATGACGCAAAACCAGTTACAAACATGAAATTTAACGAAATTAGGTATAGAGCTAGTCTGAATTTATGCGAGACGGTAGAACGAAAGTATGTGCTAGGACTTACTGAGCGGCTTACGAAGGAACAGAAGGGTGTGCAATCAAGATGAATAACATTGAAATAACTTTAACGAAAAAAGAAGCAGATTACGTCAAGACAATGCTTCTAAATAACACATACAAAATTCAAGCTATATGTAAAAAAAGAGAAGAAATGAAAGAGTTTTTTCGTGAAAATACAGTATTGAACGGAAACATATCTCGTAAAATTACCAATGCTCTTAAAGTTAGCATGGTGAGGGAGGAACAAGCATGAATTTCAAAGTAGGAGATAAAGTGCAATTTATAGAAAATAATGAACTTATCATTGGCACAATAAAACGTGTTAACAACGATGTTGGTTTGGTAGACCTGAAAGTTTCAGATTTAAGTTGGTTTTTCCGGAAATTAGAGGATGTCGTTAAGGTAAAAGAGCCGGAATTGATAGCCGTTCCTCGGTTTGCCGCGGATTGGATAAATCACTGCAAACAAAGAGAATACGATTTATCTTGTTTGTTAGACTACGAAGATTCTGATATGTCTGCTGAAATGAATGACTGGTTGAGTTCAGAAGATAGCAACCAAGAGCTTTTAGTGCGAGCTTGGCTAGGTGGTTACGAAGTCGAGAAAGAACCGCTTTATTGGGTGAGATTGCCGTTTGCGTCTCGATCTACTGATTTCGAAAAAGAAACAACTTACACATATATTATCGTAAATATAACTACTGACGAAATGCAGCCATCAATATCGAACCGCAACTATGGATCATGGAAAGCAGAATTGACAGAAGCACAAATAAAAGGTATGCCCGGAGGCGACTTATATTGGCAGTTTGCTGTTCTTGTTAGAGATTTGGAGGGCGAGGACAATGAGTAAAAACTTGTATGCAATCAAGCGAGATGGCTTTTACAAACATTTTCCTCACGGTCAGTATGATGCTTATCTGTCGAAAGACTGTTTATTTGTAAAAAGAGAAACAGCAGAAAATAAATGCACTTTAAATAGTTATGACGAAATAGTAGAAGTCAGTTTAGTAGAAGTGGAGGGTGAAGCATGAGAGAGATTGAGTTTAGAGCGTTTGTAAAAAGAAAAAAGGAAATGTTTCCAGTCACAGATTTGCGATTTAACAGATATGAAAAGGATGCGGTAGGCGTGAGTGGTTGCGGTGACCCATATTGTACGATGTGCGATGACTGGTACAACTTTGATGATGTCGTGCTTATGCAATACACAGGATTAAAAGACAAAAACGGCAAGAAGATTTTTGAAGGGGATATAGTCAATTGTAAGTTTTTTGACAGAATGGTTGGTGATATTGCTGGTGTAATTAATTTTATCGATTGCGTGTGGGCAGTAAGTGATTTCAAGAATAAACGACTATATCAATTGATAGATGTTGATAACATCGAAATTATCGGCAATATACACGAAAATCCGGATTTGTTGGAGGGAACGGAATGAACGATAAAAAAGTAAGATTCTACGTTTCTACTAGTATGCACGGATCACTTGAAACAGAAACATTTCTTTTGAAAGCGGACTTGGATATTGAGTTCGATATATTAACACCTGAACAATTAGAAAAAGAGATTACAGAGGCTTACGACGACTGGTTAGGCAGTAATATTGACTCTGGCTGGTCTATCGAGAAAGAGGTGGCAGAATGAAAAAAGAAGAGTTAGACATCATATTAGAGAATCACTGGAAATGGCTGCGTGATGAAGGTGGCGAGAGAGCGGATTTAACCGGTGCGGATTTAAGACATACAAATTTAACTAATGCAGTTTTAAGCGGTGCGGATTTAAGACATGCAAATTTAACTAATGCAGATTTAAGCGGTGCGGATTTAAGACATGCAAATTTAACTAATGCAGATTTAAGTAATGCAAATTTAACTAATGCAGTTTTAACTTGGGTAAACTGGCAAGACGTCAGAGGCTTAACAGTAGTAGCTGTACAAGTAGATACGACACGTAAAAACAATCAAATAGCGTATATCAAAGAATTACACATCTGGACGACAGGTTGTTTTCAAGGGAAATTGTATAAGCTTAAAGCCTCTATTGAAAAAACGCATGGAGATAATGAAAAGCTTAGAAAGAGATATTACAGAGTGATTGATTTTATTTTGAAAGAGGTGGCGAAATGAACGATAAAAAAACAGATTATAAAGTATATAAAATAACATACAAGCAGCGTTTTATGGGGGAAGTTATTGTTGATTCATATGAAAGAACGGTAAAAGATGATAACGAATTACGGTCTGCAATTAACGCTTTATATGACGACCCACATGTGTTTTCAGTTAGTAGTGAAGAGGTGGCGGAGACGTTGAAGAAGGAGGAAAGCTAATGATACTAAAATGCGTTGAACAATTTGAAATGGCTGAAATTGACGAGAATGGCAATGACATAGGAGAAGCTTTCCGCGTGCAAGAAGGGACGCTTTGGGAAGTTCCTCGTGAAGAATATGAAGCACTTGGCTTTAGAGACTTTATCGAAGAATTAAATGAAGTTGATGAGAACGGAGGATTTAAAGGTCCGTTTATCATGTTCGTTGGAGTAGAAGAGGTAAAAGGGTGCTTTGAGATTTTTGAGGAGGAAGGCAAATGACTAGCACAATAAAAATATCTGAAAAAGATAAAGTGTTCCAAATTGCGACGGTAGCTGGGTGGGTTGAACAGACTGGAATGCAAGTGACTATTGACGAAATAGGCTTTGCAATATGTGTGTTCAATAAGAAAAACAAAGATTTTATACAGGTTACTGAGATTGAAAGTGGCGCTAAAGTACTAAGTATTCCAATCAGTGTGATAGACATTTTTGTGGTGGATAATCGCGACAAAGCAATCGAATATTATAAAGATAGCGTGATTCCTTTGATTCAGAAAAAAATTAAAGCAAACGGATTAGATAAATTTAGAAAAGAAGTTGAAAAAGCAAAAAAATATATGGTTGAAACCCACGGAGAACGACCAGAAATTAAAGATTTTGAGGGGGAACTAAAATGACAAACTATTACAGCATTGAAAAAGGTACAAAAGCATATGAGTATTTAGACAAGACATACAATCAAGATACAAACGCTTTTTTGAATGAAGTTACTGAATTGCTAGGATTTGAAGCAAGAGGACATATAGCTACTAACAGAACGTCTTTAATCATTACTAAAAAAGCGCTTAAAGAGTTTAAGCCAGAGTGGGTGCCGAAGTTCAAAAAATATAAAGGTGAGTTGATGACTCCGAAAACGGCATTCAAGGAGCTAATCAATGCACATGAAGAACTTCGACAAAAATACAACATGGATATGACATTCAGAAACTTTAATATAAATAACGCTTTAGCAGGTAAAACAGAAGTTATCTATGACTTTGATAATTCAGGGTTCGTTTATTTTGAATCTGATCGAAAAATATTAAAAGAGGATTTTAAAGAAATAACAGATGTTGAATATATTAAAAGAAATTTAGAATGTGCAATTTGGAAGAAAGAGATGGAAAACGAATGATGAACCGTGTAGTACTTGTAGGACGATTAACAAAAGACCCTGAATTACGTTACACTCCAGCAGGCGTGGCTGTTGCGACTTTTACTTTAGCTGTAAATCGTACGTTCACTAACCAACAGGGAGAGCGAGAAGCTGACTTTATTAATTGTGTTGTTTGGCGTAAACCAGCAGAAAACGTTGCTAATTTCCTTAAGAAGGGAAGCATGGCAGGTGTTGATGGACGTGTTCAAACTCGTAATTATGAGGATAGCGACGGTAAACGCGTTTTCGTTACAGAAGTAGTTGCTGAATCAGTTCAATTCTTAGACCCTAAAAATAACAACGTAGAAGGCACTACATCGAATAATTATCAAAACAAGGCTAATTATTCAAATAACAATAAAACAAGCTCATATAGAGCGGATACGGGCCAGAATAGTGATTCATTTGCGAATGAAGGTAAGCCGATTGATATTAACGAAGACGATTTGCCGTTTTGAGGGAGAGGGTGAATAAAAATGACAGCAGAAACAGCGCTAGAAAATATTAATAATCTGAGTAAAAGATTAGCGAGCATCAGATTCATGGCTAATGCAATTGCAGAAGTCACAAACTACCAAATTAGCGAAATCGAACAAATGGGGGACGAAGAGATTGAGGCAAAGTATACCGCGTTCGTCATTAATGAGGCGAACGAGTACGCGAAGTAAATATAATGCGAAGAAAGTCGTTATTGACAATATAAAGTTCGATAGCAAAGCAGAAGCAGCATATTATCAGCAATTGAAACTATTAAAAATGACTGGTGAAGTAGTGAGTTTCGATTTACAGCCAGAATTTGTGCTACAAGAAAGCTTTCGGAAAAATGGGAAGCTGTATCGAGCGATTAAATATAAAGCGGATTTTCTCGTTCTT